ACGTAGCGCAGCCTGGTAGCGCACCGTCATGGGGTGTCGGGGGTCGGAGGTTCAAATCCTCTCGTGCCGACCAAAAACTCCTTTAAGAACCAGCCTTTATGGCTGGTTTTTTTATGCCTGTTTTCTGAACGGGGAAGCAACGGGGAATAATCGGGGAAAAACCCCGACACAAAACATCGACTTTACCGTAAAGTTTCAACTATTCACATCACCGGGCAGTCATCAAACTCCGCGTTCCTGGCATCATTAATGATGTACGTGATCACCCCGAATATAGCGGGTGCAGAACTGTAACCGTCATCATCTACTGGCAACGCCTCCCTTCTCCCGTTCTCCAGATTAACCAGGTGGGGTTGAGGATGAGTCCGATATCGCTTGATCCTGAATTCCCCGTCTATCGCACATATCAGCAGCGAGCCATCACAGGCTGAAAGTGAGGCATCAACAACAAGCAGCGCCCCCTGAATTATCCCTTCCCTGAAATGTGAACGCGATGCACGCATGAAATAAGTCGCTGCGGGCTGGCTGATTAACTGCTGATCGAGGGAGATTCGTGTTTCAACATAATCTGCAGCAGGTGAAGGAAAGCCCATGATCTGCACTCCTTTCACTGTTTTTATATACAGTAGTTTTAAAGGGGTTGCAGATCAATGAGGCGACACCTATCAATCTACGCCACCGGGGGTTATTTGAATTTACGAATCAACAACTGAGTGATCCGCACCGTCCTGGCAATGTTTCTCGTTGCGTAAACTCCGCCAATAATCCCACCGCCGCAGAACTTCCCCTGCGTCCAGTCTCCCGTATAGTTCAGGACAGGGGTGTCGATAGTCTCCCACCCGTCGTAGACCTTAACGGTCTGAGTTGTAGGCGAGGTTTTTTCGCAGCGGATGAGGAACTTTCTTGCCCTATCGGTGGGACTATAAACATCGTCTATCCCGGCCTGGATCTGAGGATAGGGAGCGGAACCCTGGTATGGATAGCGCAGCTGTAGCAGGTTAAATGTTTTCGACGTGGCATACAAAAGCAGGCAATTATCCTCCTGATAATTATCTGCAGCTCCCGAGTTTCGGTTGAGGGACTTCCCGCCAAAGAAAAGAAAACCCGTATCCGTGTCGAAGAAGCCCTCAACCAGGATTTCAACTTTGTCACCTACCTGTCCAATATCAGCGCAGTTTGTGCCGTCAAACATCTCAGGATTCATGAACGCCACGCGGTTATTTGTGGCATCCGCCTCGAAGCGGAAATCGAGAGGCCCGGTTTTCTCCAGCGCATTCACCTGAATATAATTTGGCGCGCCGTAGTTGTTCACGTAGCCAAAGGTGTCCCTGGCCTTCCAGAACGGATTGAACTCAAACCAGCCGCCCCAGAATGCCCCGAGAACTGTCGCCGATGGCGCGATCACCTGGATACGGTTAAGCCCGTATTTCAACTTGGTAAGATAGAATGGACGGTCTGTCGCGTTGATGGCTGCTTCGTTCTCTCCGGTGTCCGGAAGCTCTTTATCGTAATAGGCGGAAGAGTTACCGAGTGAAAAGACCCTCACGCGCGGCAGCTGGTCGGCTGCATATGTAGATCCAATATTGCTGTTGCCAAAATTGCGGTATATCAGGGAATCCTGATTACCCTCGCTCCACACGAAGAAGTCAAAGATAACCTCGCTCGCCACATAGTCTGCGGCCTGGATGTACCAGATCCGCGGGAACCGCGAGTATTTATATCCCTCCGACCCCGTATCAGGAACCCAGCTGGAATTGTAGTCCTTCGAATATCGCATCCGGCTGTCCATCCAGCAGATACGCTCAATATCAGTACCGTAGCAGCGAAGAATGTCAGGCATAAACGACTGAGCGACAAAGGACGCTTTCATCGCATGGCCAACGTCCCCCCAGTGCAGGCCGTCAGGCTGGAGTTCATACTGGTTGGAGTAATCGCTGTTTTTGGACATCCATGTTTTTTGCATGAAGTCCTGATCGATAATGGACACCCCCAGCACCTCCGCCATGTATTTTTTCGCGGCATCGATCTGGGCTGCAGCTTCTTCATTGTCACGCCCGGAAGTACCAGAGTTCCAGCCGTTGTAGGAGCGCCAGTTTGCATCGCAGGTCGTTAGTACGGGTGTGGCGCCGGCTGCGATAACCTTCTTCATGACCTCGATTGTTTGCGCGATATGCTCGGTGATTTTATTTCCTGCGTCTGTAATATCGTTCAGCCCGAAGCTGATGATCACGATATCCGGGTTAGAAGGAATATAGGGGTTTTGCAGGACGATTTTATCAAAGTAATAATTTACCCAGCCGTTCTGCATTTGCTGGCCGGAATACCCAGCGTTATAAACGCTAATGTTGTTGTTACGATGGTACTGCCGAAGGATTGTCTGCAGTCTGGCACACCATGCATTGGGCGCTTCTGCGTTATGGTCACTGTTGGCCAGAGGTGCAGTGGCCCACGGGAAGCCAGTTACAGGCGTGGTGGGGTTTGCCGTCCACCCCGTGGAGCCATTACCATCACCGGTCGAATCGGCTATGCTGGTAATAATAACCGTCTCTCCGGCATGCATTTTTGCTGCCCAGTAATCCAGGGTTTTAATATGTCCCTGAAATAATGGTGCCGCAGCACTGAGAATTAACTGCCGAAGAGAGGCATCGCCTACGGAGACAAAATGGGAAGAGTCAGTTGTATCCCACGAAGTTTTTGTTGTCCCGGCTGTTTTATAAGGTGGTTTGGTACCAGCAGACAGCTTATAGAATTCACCGTCATAACGAATCAGCTCATTGTATTCAGAGACAGTAATTATGCCGTCTTCATAATCTCCAATTACGTCATAGCCCGCATTTTCAATAAAGGTGCGAAATCGCGTTTCCTGATCAGCTATCTGATTATTGAAGTCATATTCCATTCCACTCCACGATTTACGTATCCGACCCAGCCTGTCGGTCCATGTTTTGTTGGTAATTCCATTTACCGCCTGATCCAGGTTCTGAGCGTTATCACGTAAATCGCGTGGGTCAGTTGAACCCGGCGGGTTAAGAGTGTTGCATGGTGCCATTGTATTTCTCCAGCATAAAAAAACCCGCCGGAGCGGGTTATGCAATTAAGGGTGTTTTCAGGAGACATCGCCGGGGTAGCTGGCGTCATCGTACTTATATTTATCGGGATGGTACTGAATGGCTGAAATACTGCTGGTCCCATCACCTCCGGGAGAAATCTCGCCAACCAGCGCGTCATACCCGACACGGGATGACGAACAGAACAGCAGGCGCGGCGGCTCAATGTACGGACTGTCCATCTCCCATTCTTCCGGTGCCAGCGCGGCGCTGTATGGAATACGCAGGGTGTAATCATCGATGCGCGTCGGAACCTGTAGCGGCGACGCCCGTCCGTCCTGGTGGCGGATCACCACCCGCGGATTTGGAAAACTCCAGTCCGGCGGCTCGCTGACCGACATGATGATCGCTGTGCTGTCCCAGCTCATTTCAGTGATGAGGCAGCTCAGTGTCTGGTTACCGGGAATATCATCAGTGAGGATGATGCGGTCCATAAACTGGTAGCAGAGCGCGTCCATCTCCGTACTGGTCGTATGCTGCAGGCGCTGGAGCTGGTATCCGCGCAAGCGGCGCATGCCAATACGGTACGCCCGATCCTGATCCACAACCCCTTCCAGCCTGTAGTCTTCCACCTTCACTGGCGTGGAGTTTCCGGGCTGACGGCACTGTACGGTTTCTTCTGCCCAGGTCGTGCCGTTGATATACGTCACATCCACGCCGTCATAATCGTCCTGGCTCGGTGCCTTGAACGCGGTCTGAAGCTCTTCAGTAGTCTCCTGAGGGGTGATCATTCCGGTCCAGTTTTTCACGCCCTCCCGCCCGGCGGATACCAGTCCATCTGACAGCAGGAAATACCCCATCCCTGCGCCGGTAATAATTTTCAGCACCTCGAGTGCCGACTTACTGTCACCGGTGGCCCAGTCGAACGTTTCCCCGCGAGGGGTCCACCAGGTCTGCTCGAGGGCGTCAATCGCTGCGCGGTCAATTTGCTCAGGGCGGAAACCCAGAGATTCCAGAACGTGATACAGCGCCCCGCTGATACTGCGCGAAGCGTGTCCGTTATATAGCCGTGTGGGAGTGACGTTAACGCGGCGATCGGACTGGGCCGCCAGGCGGTTACCGGTCCGTACCGTCATCGCAAGGGTCGTCACACCGGCATAGCTCCCCGGGCGTCTGCTTAACCGCGAGCGCATCGCCTGCCAGTAAAGATTGTTCACCGTCCTTGCGCCGCCAATTTTTGTCGTGCGCCGCACGCGGACTTCATACTGTGCTGCCGCCAGCCCGCTGATGCGCCGGGTATAACCGTGGCCATCTGCGGTTTTGTTGGTGAAGTTATAAACCACCTGCGACCAGGCTCCCGCAGAGGCGGCATTGCGGTACTGAACCAGAACCCGCACGGTGTGCGACTGGGGATCTCCGTTCTTTTTGTACTGGATGTGGCCATTGGGGAAAATGAAGTTATTCTCGATGGCAGTCGTGGTTTCTCCGTCCGGACAGGCAAGGAAGGGCCCCAGCCAGGCGTAATCATCATTCACGCCGGTGACCTGGGCATCGAGCAGCGTACGCTCGGTGAACCCCGGCCAGGTCGGGTCCACGGTGACAACATCATTACCACTGGTGTCCTGGGTGACGACCACCCGCTCAACCGTGATGGTCTGATCATCAATATCGGTAATGCGGAACTGGCCGTCGGCATAGCCGATACCGATCCGCTGTACGCCATCAGGGATGCCGGTGAAAGGCTTGCCTGTCGCACTGTCATACGCCAGCGTGATATTTGCCTCAACCGCCGCGGTACCGCCCGTCGAGGCCACCCCGGTAACATCTACCGTAGCGCTGCCGAATACGGAGACCGGAAGAGCGCTGTGACTGATGGCCCCCCCGGCAAACGGGCTGCTTTCCTCGGCAATCTGCAGCCGGCCACCAGTATCGCGCGCGATCAGGCCGGAACCGGTGAGCTGGTTTGATATGGTATTAACCAGTCCGGACATCGTGACGTAACTGGTAATGAGTGAGATAGCATACGTCGTGCCTTTCCAGCCGATCGTGAACGTAACCGGCGTTGCCGTGAAATCGTACGTGGTGGGCGCGGCGCTGGCGGTAATGCTCGCTGTCGAACCACCCACCCCGGGCACCGCCGGAACGCCTGCTGCGTAACTGGCGATATACAGATCATAAGCCGACTCATTAAACGTCACCGAGACAGGCATGCCTGCAGCTGGCCGTAGCTCAGCAACATCACCATAAATCACGCTGTACCCGCCGGCATTGGCAACCCGGTAGGAGTTTGGTGCTACTACCGTGATTACTGTGCCAACAACCCAGGCCGCCGGGATCTCCGTTTCACCGTCGCTGGCCGTGGCCGCAATCAGGGAAAGAGTGTTACCGCTCACCAGAATGGCATCAGAGATGATACTGACCGTCTGCGGGCCGGTTGAGCCGAGGTCGAGGCCTGCGGTACCCGAAGTGGTATTCCCCACCTCGCCGCTGTTGAACCAGTTCTCGGAACGACTATCGGCCGCAACGCTGGCACCCGGTGGATAGATGGTGGCGCTGACATCACTGCCGAACGCGGATGCTGGCGTGGAGCCAATGCGTATCGCCGACGCGGGCAGTGCCATGTCGCCCACCCCCACGCATAAAAACATGCTGGTCACGTATTTTTTGGGATCGGCGGAATCGAAGCGCGAAACCGGCTGGACGACGTAATCCGGCCACACCTTATAGCGACCAAATATCTCCCGGATGGGATCGCCCAGTTTTGCCATATTGGCCTTTGCAGGGTTGAGCTCGAGTTGATCCCCGTTGCCGGGCTGGCTGGCGCCGCCGGTCTGCATGGTGCTCATCATGTAGATGGAGTAGGCGGCAGAGGCGACGGCTATTGCCACTGCCGTCCAGACCAGCCAGGCTGGCGCCGCCGGGCCAAACGGAACGGGATACAGGCGTACATCATCATCCGGTGCGATAATCTGCGCACTCCACTCATTCGGAGGGATAGACACACCATTCAACTCCAGCGCCACCGGGTGGGTCATGTCAGGCTGCCAGCCCTGCACGTTTCTGGTGAACCAGTCGGCAATGGTGGTGCTGGCGTGCTGATGCGACTCCAGCGGTTCGCCTTCGATTCGGGAGGGATAAATTCGGATCGTCACTTATAGAACTCCACTTTGACGTACTGCCGGAGAAATCGGGCCAGAGGTAATATGGTCACGTTGCGTTTAGGGTTAGCCTCGAGGACGTGCAAAGCGCCATTAACGGTGACGGCGATTCCCAGATGCGTTACTAGTCCCGCGGTATAACACGCCGCTACCGCACCCTCTTCTGGCTCGCATTTTTCGATACTGCTGAGGAAGCCGTTGCAGGTGTCATTCATCTGAGAGCCTTCGTTAATAACACCCTCAAAAACAGGCCAGTCCGGCAGACCTAGATCGCGCCTCACCTCATGAATTACGCCATAACAGTCGAGAACCGGGTAATCGCGGCCGCCCATCTGCCATGTAACCGAGAGGTATTTTTCAGGATTAAACCGACCTTCTCTGGAGGATGAATTCATTTTTGAGGCGTTTGATAAGCTCACCATTCGGCTCCTTAATCTCTTTTCTTCCTCTGCTCGTGTGATGAGATCAGGCTGGTCGTGACATTCATGGTGGATATTACGAGGATTCTCTGACGGCAGCGGATTTCCGGTATTGTATTTAGCCATAATGATTTCCTACTGCAGGTAACGAAGTCCCGGGAAGTCCGGCAGCGTGTAACGGTAGCGCGGCCATGACGTATCGAGAATGTTCATGTAGCCGGCGGTGATCTGCACCTCCGTTGCTGTCCAGGAACCCTCTTTAATCGCGAGGGTGAACGGGGGAGCTGCGGGTGCTGACAGATCGGTGGAGACGTACCGTCGAAAGGTCAGTGATGCATTGCTCAAATTGTCGAGCGCATTACGGATCGCCGTTGATACAATGCCGTCGATATTGCTGATGGCGAATTTTAGATCCTGCGTGCCGTCGGCGTTGCGCGCTGGCAGCGCCACATCAATGGCAGAACCGGTGAATGTCGCCTCGCTGCCCGTTTCCAGGGTAACAGTTATGTCATCCCATCCGCGGGTCAGCCAGTAATCCTGACCACCAACGGTGATTTGTAGCGTGTCCAGGATGACCTCATCACCACCGGATGCGTAAAGCCGGTTGAGAACCGCACTGGTCATGCTTCGGGCCACTCCTTATTCAGCGCCAGATCGATAATGTCAGAACCAGCCACCATCTCGGGAAATAATCCCCAACCTGGCGGCAATAGTGGCCGTTCCCACAATTCCAGCGTTGCGGTAAATTGCCAGAATTTACCGCTTGCCAAAATTGGGCCCTGATAAATATCTACAAAACGACACTTATAAGGTTGAATCCCCAAAGGAGTTTTAAGGCGCATATAAAACCAGGCAACACCATCTGTAAGAGCGTCCCGAAACCATGCCTCAAATAACTGGGCTTCATTATCTCTCTTAAATGACCATTTCACGCTCGCTTGCGTAGGAACCGAGCTATAAATTCGGCGTTGCCTGGAACGGCCTGAGGTTAATTTGGTACGAAGAAAAGGACTTATGGGCTCGAGCCCAAAACCATCTTTTAATGGGATCGGTAATTCTTTAGGGTAGAAAATATCAGCCATTATCTAGCCTTCCTTTTTGCGTACATAACATTAACCGCGTCATGAACTTTCCCCTGCCCTTTCGACAAGCTATTTACGACCATGTCAAAGCCCTGGGTCGCCCCGCGTTTCACAGCCGCTTCCATCATCGCAATTGTACGTGCATCAGGATCACCATTAACCTGAATGGTTGGTGAATAATTGAATTGACCCTGCATTGCGTTATTTTCACGTTGTTTTTGAATATCGGTGAGAGTCGCATCCAATTTTGCTGAGGTATTAGACTTAACGACTCGCTCTCCTTGTTGAAGCAACCAAGTCCCCGTCGCTGGAACCTTATCAAGACCATCGTGAGCCATACCCATCAGAGAGGCGGCTGATATGGCCGCAACCATTGGCGATGTTACTGCCGCAGCCGCAGCCATCGCAGCGGGTGCGAGCGCTGGCCCCACGATAGGGATCGCCGCAGTAGAAGCGTAGGCATTTAATTGGGCCATTAATGCACTGGCTGTGGCATTGCTGGTCATTGCGGCTGCGGCTGAAGCTTGGGTGCCTTTACCAACCATTAGCTGAACAGCCTGGTAAACGAGCCATTGAGCAGCCATTTGCGACAGGGTCTGAATAACCGTCTCGCCCATGCTGGAGAACATATTCCCGAATGCATCACCGACAGATTTCGCTTGGGTGATAATTCCGCTAAAAGCATTAGCCATTGAATTAGTTGTTTGATTAAGTAACGAAGATGCTGCGTTAGCAGCCGTCAGGTTATAGTTAGAAGCTTCATCGGCGAAATTCGCCATGGATGTTAAGGCACCAGCCTGCCAGTTCTGCCTGATCGCATCCTGCTGACCGTAGTAATTCCTGAGCGCGGTCAACTCATTCTGATAGCCTTTATCGCTTTCATTGCCGCCCGAATTTTTCCAGCCCTGAAGGAGTTGGGCCTCTTCAAGACGGCGCTGTGCCTGACGACTGCTCATGCCAGCACTATCGGCCAGCGCGCGGGTTTTCTCACCCATCTGGGTCACATATTTCTGAGATGAGTCCTGCAGGCGGTTGAGGCGTTCCTGAATGACGATCTGATCTCCCAATCCGGCATTGATCTCCGCCTGGGCGAGCACCTTGTCTTTGCTGGCGAGCACTGATTTTTCATCATCAGTGAGTACGCGATTTTTCGCAGCTTGCTCGAGTACAGTGAATTTGGCCTGCTCTTTCCATAACTGCTGCCGCTGCAGGCTGATCTTGTCGTTGATTCCAGTATGCTGCCGTAAAACCTCCAGTTGAGTTTGCAATTCCAGAGTCTGAGCACTGGTACTGTCGGTAAGCTTCGTTCCACCCGGCGTCCTGACTTTCGTCGGTTTCTTCAGCGAGTCCTCATATTCCTTTCTCGCCGCGGCCAGATTGATGTTGTAATCAGCCTGAAGGATCCTACCTTCTTTCAACGCTTTGTTCAGTTCGTTCTGGCGATCGGTGTACTTCTCCAGAGCCGTCTGCGATTTGCTGTAATTCGCCTGGGCCTGTTGCGCGTACTTGAGGCGATCGGCTTCCAGTCCTGCCTCACGGGTAGCGCTTTCCTGGGCGAGTTGAGAATTGCGTGCCTGTTGCTGCGCCATATCCAGCGCCTGGCGGGCTGTCTCACGGTCATTCCAGAAGCGGGCGCGCGCTTCATCGTTGACATAACGATCGCCCTTTCGCAAATCCCAGATTTCATCCGCCCGCCTGAAGGCCGCCTCTGCCTTGCTCAGCATTTCCTGAGAGGTATCCGGCCTGCCGATATCCAGCGCCGCATCCCACATGGATTTAAAGGCATTTTTCAGAGAGTCCGCAGCGGATTCAATCGAGCCCATGTTGTCGCGGATACTGGCAGTCTGCTTGTTGAACCCGGCGGTTGCTGCTTCGTTTGCCGCCTGTAGAGCCCCTGCTTCATTTCCTGAGCGCTGCAGAGCGGCAACATATTCAACCTGTTCAGCCGTGACATTGTGAAACTGCTGCGCCATCGCCAGCAGCCCTGACGCCGGATCGTTGACCATGCGTCCAAATGCTTCGGCCACCTTATCGACCGGCAGACCGGATGCATCTGTGAATTTCGCAACCGAGATCGCAAGCCCTTCAAAGTTAGCACCCGCGCGAACGCCAGCGTTAACTAGTGCCGTCAATGCCTGACTGGTCTGATTGAAAGTTAATCCCGCTTTTTCGCCGGCTGCTGCAATAGTTTGCATACGGACTGCAGTGAGCCCGGCAGTGTTCCCGGTGAGCACCAACGTTTTATTGAATTCGGATAATGTACTTGATCCCTGATAGTACGAGTACATCAGCGCCGCGGTGCCAGCGGTTAACGCACCAACGCCCAGCATTACAGGTGAGATTGAACTGGCAAGACCAACCAGCATTGGTCGAATCCCGCCAAACATGTCTTTTACCTGCCCGCCCTGCTGGAGCAGAATCAGCCAGGGGTTCTGCCCCCCTGCTAACTGTGTGGCAACATCCGTAAACTGTGCAGGCAACATGCGCATAGCATTGCTGTACTGCCCTACGGACAAGCCCGCTCTTTTTGCTGCTACTTCATGGCGGGTAAAGGACTTTTGGACCTGAAGGGCAGCGTCATTTGCGGCCTGACCAGTGCCTTTGAGCTGCTTATTTACACGATTAACCTGCTCCGTGAATTTAGTCGAATCAACATCCAGATTTACTATCAGGTCACCCACTGACTGGGCCATAGCGCACTCCTCCCAGGCTTTCCGCCGCAGACATCATCACATCGTCATCCATCGGTAAGGTATCCTGCTCAGGTGGGTTAAGCAGGCTAAAATCACGGGGCGTAAATTCGGCTTTTGAACACAGCATTGAAACCATAAGATGGCTGAGACGGGAGAAATGGGTGTCCAGAAGATCGCCTTCAAAATACTGCTGCTGATAGTAACGCCCCCATTCAGCCAGCTCGGACGATGACATGCCGGCAAGCATGACGCGCCAGTCGGGGCGCCGAAACTCGCGCGCCAGCTTCATTACAAAGCTCAGCTCACCGGCTAATGCTTTTCCGCGCTGATGGGCTCGTCTTCCGTCACTACGTCTGTACTTTTCTCTTCGTCCGCCGGTACCGGTTCCGATACAGGGATCATGTCAGAAAGCGTTTTCACAAAAAGTTCGCCAGCGCCAATCATTCCCGGCGGCCAGCCGGACAGCACTTCATAATGCAGAGAATCGATCTCTTTAGAGGTGTCCCCCTGCCATAGCGATAACGCGATCACCATCGCGCCGCTCCGGAGATTGCTGCTAACCCGTAACGGGAGATATCCCTCATCACCTTCGTCTTTCGGCAATGTTTTTTCTTCCTTCGCCAGGTATTGCAGATATTCAATACGTTGCAGGCCAGACAACTCAAACAACTGGATGGTGCTGCCGTTATAGGTGAACGGCTCAGATTTCAGAAAGCTCATGGAGTACTCCAGGAAAATGACGGGGCCAGCGCCCCGCCTGTCAGGAAACGGTGACTTTGCAGATCGCGACTTTCAGCCCGTCGTTGGACATCACGATAATTTCAGCAGCGCCTGTGGCTACGCCGGTGATGGTCAGGACATCGCCGTTAGCAGTAACTGTCGCTTTCGCCGGATCAGAGGAGGCAACACGGAAAGATTTGTCTGTAGCGCCAGCAGGGTTGACAGTAACGTTAACGGTGTCAGACGCGCCGGCGGCAACAGTCAGGGTTGCTTTATCAATCGTCACACCGGTAACCGGCACGACAGGCGCGCGCGTTTCTTCCGCCAGCGATGGCTTGCCGTTGTTGCTGATCTTCACGCTGCGGGTAATGACTTCCTTCGCCGGGATGGTTTTACCGAGGCTGCTGACCCACCCCTTAAAGACGTCGATCGTCCCGTTCGGGTATTTAATTTTGTAGGCGCGCACGGCGCCGCTATAGAACCAGTCCACCAGAGATTGCTGCCCTGATTCACCCGGCTTCCAGGCCAGGGTGAAACTGGCTTCACCGGCTGACTTCTCCCCCTGCGCTGTGTTTGCCCAGTCTGCATTCGGATCGTCAAGGTAGGTGTCGTCATAGGACTCTGCGGTCAGTTCACCTGGCGTCAGGTCTTTGATTTTGGCCGTACGGGTCCAGTCGGTGTCACTGGTCGGATTGGCATAAGGGTCGCCTGAGCCGTTGTAAATCCAGAACGTTGTGCCTGCCCCTTTTACGGGCTCAAGCGGGTTCGGTGTTGGCATGTTTACCTCACATTACGTATGAAATTGAGTATTTGAGATCAGCCGATCCCCATGTCGCCATTTCGTCATCGCGCTGATAGTCATAGCCCTGAGCTGACATGGTTTCGATTAAGGGGAAAAGGCCGGGGAGTGCGTTAAGCTGGGGATAGATTTTGCTTTCCATCCAGGTATCCAGCGCTGTATCCGTTTCGCTCGCTTTCAGGAACACCTCGATATGAAGCGTGGCGCGCCAGATATCTTCGTCGATGGATTCCTCCGTGGACTGCGCGTCAGTGATATAGACGGCGACAGCAGGGAGATCTTCGGACTCAAGTACAGCGGGACGGCCATCAGACCACGTTACAGGATCGGTAATGCCAGCTTTCAACGCATCCAGAACCGCCAGGCGGATCAGTGGATGTTTCATTTGGTCAGGATTATCCTCAGTTGATTGCGTAAGGCCGCTGAGAGCTCTTTCGGAAGATCCGTTGCCGTCAGGCGGGTGCTTTCCTGCTTGAATGCCTCCGTCAGCGGTACCGCCAGAGGAATGCTCACCACCTCGAGCGGGTAGCGGCTTTTGGTGGTTCTCCGTAGGACATGCCAGCGCCCGTTTTTGAGCTGCTGAATGAATCCGCCCGGGAAGCGAAACCGCCCGATGACCAGAACGCTTCGGACACCGGCCTTGTCACGTTTTCGCCGGGAAAGACGCACGCTGGCCACGCCCAGCTTGATCGCCGGGAGGTTGCCCCGGTTGACCCGAATAGTGGCCTGCGGTTTACGTACCGTGGCTTTCTTCAGGCGTGCACGCTGATTGACGAGTTTTCGCTGCACCCGGGTTTCCTTCGCAACCTGACGGGTGCTGCGGGAGATGGCCCGGGTGGCCACACGGTTCACCGCCTGAGAGGATGCACGTGGCACAGCGGTTTTGCTGATGCTTTCCAGGTTAGCGATCGCCTGTTCGAGCCCTTTAATGGACATAGAGCCTCCATTACTCAATCCAGATCTGTGGCTTACCGTTGAACAACTGTTTGCGGGTAACGGTGTAGTCCTGGCCCTTCCAGTGAATGACATCGCCTTTGCGTGGCGACACTGCCGGGGAGAACACCACCAGTGACAGGCCATCCCCCACCAGCGGCCCCATTTCTGCGACAAACTGGCTTTCTACAGCATCAAAAATGACCCCGTTGATCGTGACTTTATCCGCCATCAGATTGACGGTGGCCGCGTCCATACGGGCCACCATCGCGTCGAAGGGATTAGCCATTAAGCTTAACCAGTACGGCGGCGGCGTTCGCACCGGCAGCCTGCCAGGCTTTCCCTGCGGGGGTCGCGCCGGTGGCCTCCAGTTGCACTTTCCCGCTTTTGAAGTAAACGGTCTTGCCCTGGGCGATATCATCCGCCGCCAGCTTCGGCAACTGGACTACGCCACTGGTGAGGCCCGTACCAGTTTCGCCGACGGCAATATCAGCGATAGCGATCGCCAGAACATCCCCAACGGCAACCGGCGTGCCACTGGCAATCACCGCCGACCCCGAGTTGGTCAAATCGATAGTGTGACCATCCTGTACGAAATTCTTCATGAGCTCTCCGTATGGCCCCTGCCGGGGCCATGTTGCAGATATAAAAAAAGCCCTTACGGGCCGGTTCAATGTCGGGGTGATTACTTACCGGATGATTTCGCCAGGCCGCGATAATCCAGCGGCGCCACACCAGCATCGATGCGGACTTTCGTCGCAACACCATCAGTGGTGAAACCTTCCTGCTGGTCGATGTACGGGGCATCAATGCCATTGAGGTACGCCACTTCGATGGTATCGGTGCCCTGTGCGGCAGCCAGATACCAGGCCGCCGGGTCGGCGTCATCCAGACGCGCTTCTGCGATCACTTCGGCAAAGTTCTGCAGCGGGTTCACCACGCCGGCATTGATATCAGCCCCTTTCACGCTTGCTGACTTAATGGTCTGGCTGGCTAATGTTTCCAGACCCACCGGAACCAGCATGTAGGCCGGACGAATGTTCAGGGCGCGCTCGCCCTCTTTCTGCTTGCGCATGTTCTGGCGGGCCTTATCCAGGCTGTCAACGCTGATGGCGCCAGCTGAAAGGTTGGCATGGTCAGCATGGAAGAGCGCCTTGCCATCTGAAAGTTTCCCGTTACCGGTCAGCACGGCGTAGACCAGGTCACCGATAGTGGCTTTTGCAGCGCGGCCCATCTTCATCGGAACGTCAGTCAGCTGGTTCAGGTCATCGTTGATAATGGCCTGGCGGGTGATGGAGAAGATCTCACCGTAAGTAGCCAGCGCGATGGTTTCACCCTTATCCTGCGTGGTGATGTACTTATACTCCGCGCCCTCTCGCACCTGACGCAGGGACGGGAAGCCCCCCATGCCGACGCGATGCGCCGTTTTGAAGTCAGAGAGCTGGCCTTTTTTGGTCCAGAGTTCAAAGGTCTCTGCCGCTTCATCCCAGCCCTGCAACAGCGCTTTGTTGGCGACATCGAGCAGGATATTGCCAAAATCGGAGGTGCTGTGCGTCAGCGCAAAACCGACCATCTGCATCGGGTTGTAACTGGAGACCCCGATGCCGCGCTCGGTCAAGGACATGCGGGCGTATTCGCGCAGCGTCATACCGTTATAGACGTTGTCACGCTCAACATTTTCATAACCGGCACGCGCCATCAGCGCCTGGCGGATCCCGTCGCCAACAAAGTTACCGTTCCCGGCATACACATGGGCCTGCCCCTGCGTAGTGGTGTTGGACGGCGTGGCATTTTTACCGAGCTCTGCCAGAAGAACATCTTTCGCCTGGCTGACCGAGCACTCTGGATCGGCAATACATTTAGCCTGCAGCTCCTGATGCTTTCCGCCGAACATGGCGAAGAGATCCTGAATACCGTTCACGCGTGCCTTTTGCTCCGCAATAACCTGCGCACGGATATCAGTTTCGCTGGCACCTGCCGCCGGAGCCGGCTGGGTGACAGTTGGCTGCTGTGTTTCGCGCGTAGCGGTATTGCGCGGCGGGGTGACCATGTTGCGAATGCTGTTTGGCATCTTTTCAAATTCCTCAATACGTTTCGAATGGATGCAGGCCATTGCCTGCAAGGATGGTGTGACCTGGTCAGCGAAGCCCAGCTCCAGACATTCAGTGCTGGAGAGCCAGGTCTCTTCCTCCAGCATTGCCGCAATTTCTTCGGTGCTTTTTCCCGTCTTCTGCGCGTATGCCGGGATCAACACCGACTCCACTTTGTCGAGCAGGTCGGCGTAGTCGCGCATGTCATCAGCATCACCACCCGCAAAACCCCACGGCTTGTGGATCATCATCATGGTGTTTTCCGGCATGATGACCGGGTTTCCTACCATGGCGATGACTGATGCCATTGAGGCAGCCAGACCGTCGATATAAACGGTGATCGCCGCGCCGTGGAATTTCAGGGCATTAAAAATGGCGATACCGTCAAAGACATCGCCACCAGGGGAGTTGATATGCAGTTTGATGTGGGTGACATCGCCCAGCGCCTTAAGGTTTGCGACGAACTGCTTCGCCGTTACCCCCCAGTAGCCGATCTCGTCGTAGATGTAGATTTCGGCTTCGTTTTCCGAACTGGCCTGCATACGGAACCAGCTATTTTTTGCCTGGGCTTTCGGGCGGTTCTTTACCCGGTTTTGCTTCCTGGACACGAGTGTCTCCTTTGTCATTTGCCGGGTCGGTATCAAACACCAGCCCCTGTTTACGGTTCTCGTCAACCTCCGCCTTACGGCGGCGCTTAACATCATCAGGATTTGCGCCGCGGGCGCGCACCCATTCACTCTCTGTCGCAGCACCGCCACGCAGCAGAATTTTCCAGGCGTTCGCCTCTTTGACCGGGTCAATCCAGGGCATAACGGGCCCGGAGAACACGGCGCTAAAGAGCGTGGCTTTATCGACATTTTTCGGGACCGTGATCTCGCCTGAAGCAATCGCCATCCTGAGCCAGGCCCGGTACATAGGTCGTGTGATCGCCGCGATGAATGCGTCCTGAAGAATGAAATAGCCTTCGGTTGACTCCACCAGCTCCTGGCGCTGCGCGCTGTATGTTCCGTCGTAGTTACGGGCGATACTTGAAAAGCTACCGCGCGAACCAGCGGCTACAGCACGTAGCTGGCTATTACGGAAAGTTTCGAGGTTGGGATTTGGTCGGTCTGACTTGATCATGCCGATGTCTTCACCCGGGCGGAGATCGTCAAACAGCATGCCGGGCTCGATGTTTAGCTCCCTTTGACCGCTGCTGCCTTCGTCATAAGTCTGGCCATCACCTTTTTTAATGAACATGCCCAGTGCCGCAGCAATGCGGGCAGCGGTCAGTTCGGCGTCCTCGTACTCCTTCAGCGCCGAAAGACGCATCAGCACCCCGGCAAGCAGTGAGTTACCCCGGATTTGATGCAGGCGGCGCATGAACTTCAGGTGAAGCATATTCTCCGCCTGAATATCCTTGGTATCTCCCTGGCGCATGCCTTCCGCCGGAAGGTTTTTGTAGACCATGTATCGGGTCGGGCGGCCCCAGTCATTCAGGTAAATGCCCTGGCATAACTTCTGACCCGGCTCTGTCCGCTCCATCGGCACAAAATCCGGTTCCAGAGCCTCAATCCAGAAAGGAATGTCTGCCACCGGCGACAGACCGTTCCCGGTGCCACTGACCAGCTGCGCGAACACCTCGCCGTCACGTAACCAGGTCCGGCACATCAGGCGCTCAAGCACTGGTCGGGTAAACTGCCCGGTAACATCGGGAGAAACGGACCACTCCGCCCATTTGGCGCGGATCTGTGTAGCAAGGTCAGTAGCGATGCCCCCGTTACTCATCAGGGGCTGCGGCTCCACGATGATGCCTTTTGCCCCCACAATGCGCTCTTCGAGTTTATCAAGGAGGCCGATCACCAGATCGTGGTTACAGTCAAGCCACCGGGCTTGTTCGCGCAGCGATCGCCCGCCGAATTGCGTCAACTGATTCGCGGAGCGGTTTTCGCGTTTTGCCCGGTGCGTCCGGGTAGGAATGACAGCCTCATATGCCTGGATCATCAGGCGCGACTTCAGGCGCTCCGCTTTCCAGCCCGGGGAAAACATGCCTATCAGATTATCCAGGGCGCTCATCGCGGGAACCTCGCCAGTTTAAAGGGGCCACCCCTGCCCGCTGCGGCAGCCACGGCAGCAGCCTGCTTTCGCTCCCACTCCTGGCGGCCCTTCCGGATCTCGCTCAGGTTCTCCATGGTCATCTGCTGACCGTTAAACGTAATGGACTTACCCTGCAGGATCGCCATTTCCGCTTCGGTATAGCGGCGAACCATGTCCTGAATATCATTGAGATTCACACCCAGCCTCCTGATGATGATGACCATGCCGATTCACGGGCTGGTTTCTTAGCCTTAGGCTCTGATACTGACGGTTTTGCAACCGGCTCCGGTGCCACTGCAGGCGCGTCTGGCGATGGCTCAACCACCAGATAACTCTCCCGGCGCGCCCACTCAGGGGCATCAGGCCACTTAATCTTTTCGTAACCATGAAGAATGACCAGGGCATGTGCGTAAACCATAAGGTCAAACGCTTCGTTAGCCCCCTTACCAGGCTTCGTCCATTTCCCATCAGCTGATCGCTCCTCATAGGTCAGTTCGTCGTAAAACCACCCTCCCAGCCAGTCAGGGAAATGCACGAAGTTCGGCCCCGGCACATCGCGCCAAAGCGCGTTGTTGATCCGGTCTTTCAGTGCGTTGGTCTGGAGAAGGTAGAGAGGGACATCACCGGCGGCCTTCGCGCGCCGGGTAGAACGCCCGGTGTTATCCGGGTAGGTTTTGGTAATCAGCTTCGCCCTGGTCTGGCTGTCACCCTTGAACAGCCAGACTTTGCGCTGCAGACCGTCACGGCGACAGCGCCGCCAGAACTCATAGGCATTGTCGGTAACGCCATCTTCACCACCGGAGTCGACGGCCATGGCCAGCAGACCCATTCGCTTGCCCGGTTCGCCATCAAGCGCCCAGGTTTTCTCCAGCACATCGGTGCGCAGCAGATCCCAGTCCTCCGGATAGCTGGCAGGATCGATGTGGTAGCTTTCGCCGTCAGGCGTGGTGCGCATCGACTGCATGATGTTGTACCGGTCAACCACCCAACGCTCGCCGTGGGCGCCGTAGCCAACAACCTGCACCACAAATCGCCGGTTTTTACCGCCCTGAACATCGACGGTCGCCACCAGGAAGTTGACGCCAGCAGGCACGCGCCGGCGCTCAACAGGTTCGGCGCGCTGCTGCAGCTCCTCACCTTTACGTTGTTCAATGCTGGAGCGCGGGAGATACGGGAGTCCCCAGTCGGTGTTAATGACCGTCTTCAGCGTTTCTTCGCTGCCGGTCGCCTCGTACTCCTGTTCAGCGGTCAGCAGTTTGTAAACCAGTTGTGCCCAGGTCTGATATGCAGCTGCCGGGCCTTCCATCCAGAACGACGCTATTCGCGACCGCCGTCCGGTGCCCGTTATTGTTCCGCTGCTGTCGATCTGCTGATCCTCACGCAGCCAGACACCTTTCATATTCAGGGAACGTTTCAGGTCGGCGGTGATCACCCCGGAGCAGGAAGGGCAATGGATACAGGCCGCTTCGCTGGCCTTTACCGGATCGCTGATTTCCCGGTAACCGGTCATCGCCGTCATCTCTGGCTGGAAAAACTCACCACAATGCGGACATGGCCAGTACCAGCGGCGGCGGTCGCCGCGGTTGTACAGTGACAGAATGCCGGTTGTGGGTGGGGCTTCGTGCGCCGAGCTCCGGCGCCACTTCGTATCGCGAATGTCCCGGCCTGGCGAACTCTCAACCAGCGTCATGCCGGACGACATAAACGTGGTGGTACGCTTGGAGGCCAGGGAAAATGCATCACCTTCCCCGTCGATATCCTCCGGGAAGCGGTCATAATCTGTCAGGGCGACGCACTTGTAATCCGACGAGGACATGATATTGACCGACGGCCAGCCTATCTTGAGGTAGTTACCCGCCCTGAATGTCCTGTCGTAAACGTTGTTATCGTTCCTGCGGGGACTCAGGCGGGTTGCCACTTCCGGACTGCAACGGAATGTGCGATCCAGTCGTTTCTTCGAGTGCTCGCGGGCCTTTTCCTCTGTCATCTGAATAATCAGCATGTCAGACGGGTCGCAGACCACGTTATAAACCACCCACCCGTCAATCAGGCCGATTGTCTTCCCCGTTCGCGCCGGGCCGACAAACACCACCGCGTCATACTCACGCGACGCCAGGCAGTTCATTGGCTCGAGTACATACGGAGCCAGGTTCGGATCCCAGGGAACGGAGTTACCGGCACCCATTGGCACGCGCATAAATTTACTGACTGCATCGGCCACCAGCATGCGGCGTGGGGCACGAAGTATTCCAGGGACATCCTTTCGGATCCCCCGGGCAGATGCCCGCTTCGCCATCAGTCCTCCTCTGGCTCATCCTCCTCCGGTTCTGCGTCCAGCACGCGCTGCGCAATCTGGTCGCGAAGATCGTCAATCACACTCTGCACGCGGCTGACAGCTGCGGGGTTCAGCGCGCAGTCACGCTCCAGAATGTCCGGTAACGTTTCCAGCACCTGCACCACAGCTTTTGCCATGACAGAAAATTCACGGGCCACCTCATCTGCCGGGATTAACTGGCCGGTATCCTGCTCAAATTTGAGCCGCTCGTTTTCCGCTTTCCAGTGGGCGAGCCTGTCCGAGGGCGTCATATCTTCGGCGCTGGACGCGACGACGGGCGCCATCAGTTCGGTGAGCACATCAGTGATGAGGTAGAGTTTGAGTTTGTTGTTGCTGCCCAGCGCAGGCTCGAGTTGCTTAAGCCTGGCGGCAACGGTCTGGCGATGAACGCCGGTGATCCCTGCCAGCTGATTGATGTTCAGCTTCAGGGTGGAAAGCTCCTGGTCCATGATGGTGAACACTTTTTGAACGATTCGACATCATTGCAAAACGTCACTGATAAAAATCATACAGTTATGCACATGATGATGATGACCCTGGATCACGAAAACTAGCCGTTTTCCGCGTGCCCGCCGCCTCGTGGCAGGCCACCCCTCCGGGAGGACCCGTCCATATGAGAATGGTTATCAGTTGAGGTGGGGATCTGGCGGGGTTGCCCGGCTAGTCTGGGCGCTGGATGGGGCTGATGGTTAGAAGCCGAGGCGAACGCGACCCTCAGGGTCGTTTGCATTGGTGGTAATCCACGCAGTGCCTGCAACGGCGTTGTCATCAGTGCCATCCTTCGAGCTACTGGTCAACTTGCCATCTTTCGTCAGCCAGAGTCGGACCCCGCGCTGCTAGGTCTCAGCTGCAACCTTCGGCAAGACGAATACTCCGGTCATCATCAGAACACCATCACCGCTGGCGGCGATATCGTGCTGAGCGATACCGATGATCGCACCAACAATCACCGGTTGACCTGACACCACATCTTTTGTGGTCCCGTTATGCCAGTCCATTGTATTGCCGTCCTGGTAGTAGTTTTTAGCCATATTGGGCCTCTGGTTATGCCTGATAAGCAGGTTAAAAGAATAGGTATTACGTTCGTTGCGCCGGGTGCGCTGAGGGGTAATTGACATGAGCATGTGTCTTCACATGATGATGTTAACTATCAGCCCCGCGAGAGCGAGGCTGCAAATAGCATGCTACGGTCTTGAAGTGCTCACGATGTATGAATCCACCACGCCGTCCTTATTTACTTTGACGACGAGCGATTTGCCCTGCCCCACGCTGAACGCTGTTGCATGAGCGTAGGTCCAACCATAAATCTTATTGCCCTCGGAATCGGCAGTTACTGAGGTTGGCTTACCGAACTTCTGCAAAACAGCCTGCTCAGTCGTAACCCCCTTTTGGATTGAGGTGACATCTGCTTCCGAAAAGTCTTTACCCACCGTCGCGCAACCGACCAGACCCAAAGCAATGACACCCAGAATTGTCTTTTTCATTGATATATCCCTTATTTAAAAAGAGGATAATCCTACCACCGAGCCATCTGAAGCGCGAAGACTACATGGCCTGCGGTAAAGTCTTTGTGATCAGCGCAGTAGCCTGAACGGTCCGTAGTCGTACCGGGACAACCTCTCTTGCGACATGCGCGAGGGATTAACGCTGGCATGGTTCAATCCTCACAGAGCCGTGAAGCGTATGCCGCTTCACTTCACCGTTCTCTGTCGTCATATAACCACGCTCATCAGGAACGGCTGCGATTACTTCGCCCTTCTCATCGTCAGCAGTGAAGACATGCTTAACCTCTATACCATCGAGAAAAACAGCGTATCGCTCTACACCGAGATTAATCTTCCTGCCGGGATCGTCATCTAATACAGTTAGACGCATATGACCTCTTGTTAGGTTCATTTTTGTGTTCGAAGTGGCATCAAATTGAGACATAACTCTAATAACTTAAACTTTCTCATTCTTTAGTATTGATATTGGCCTTAATGGCTCAATGTTTATTAACTCATCAATAAGAGGTTTAATTATGAGCATCGACTATTTAGACGTCCGTAAGGTTATTAAGTGTGCAGAACACAAAAAGGCTTTAGATGAAAAAGCAATCAAACTTAAGAAAAACGTTATTGACTCATGCAAAGAAAGTTCTTTAACTTCTAACACCTTGATTTTCAATCAAGATGCAGAAAACAGACTAACCCTAGAACTTTCAACATATGGGTTAGAACTCGTTTTCAATGAGAAACTGGTAGTCATCAATGAAGCCCCTCTTTTGAAGTTCGTTGCAACTGACTCAACTGATGAAAATAACAAGGAAGTAATTAGCTTCTTTTTAGGTAAAAATGGGTTGGTTTACATTGGGGAGTACAAACCTAATCCATCTTATGATTATGAAGATGTTGATCTATTTCTCGATATACTTGAAGCTACATTAAAAGCGCTCAAGTCTTCCGATAAAATATCCTATTAACTGATGGCAGGCACCTGATACGTGCCTGCTGTAATGCATGATAGTTTAAGAGAAGGAGAGGCCCAAATTAACCAGTACATCTTTTTTCTCCTCTATACGCCGATCAAGTTCATCCACTGCATGCGGGCGTATGGCATCAAGAAAGGCATTATCCTGATAGGTCGACTGGATTGTCACCCCAAGTCCGGCACCGCTTTCCAGTATGCCTTTCTGTCGCTGTAGCTCTTTCATCTCGTTATAGATGTAATGCGCGTCACTTAGGTTCTCTACGTTCACGACCTGGCTCCTTCATGCAGTTAGCCTGCACTGATTTGTTGTGCGCCAATATGTCCCGCTTCGTCTGTTTATCCAGCACGGCAATATCGTGCTCAGTGAGGTAGATGATGCTCACCCAGTCACAGGCCGTGTCCGTTACTTCAGGTTTTGCGGGTAAATTTTTCGCGCAACTCGCGGTCAACATCGTCATCAGGAAGATGATTAACAGTCTGCTGTACATCCCTGGCTCCTTTTGTTGTTTCTACCCGGCGTTCGGCTACCGCTTCTGTAGCTGCTGCACGCTCTTCAGTGCGTTGCTGGTCCGCTTTTGTTTCTGCGATACTGGTACCGCGAGATTTACCCAGACCAAAGGCACCTGCAATTGCTGCCAGCGCGGCAACAATCAGGCCGATAATCATTTCAAGTCCCATAGTGACCTCACACCAGTGCGGCTTTAGCTTTGGCGTAACGTTCACGGCGGTCTTTAATGCCGTTCTGCCCGCCGTTAATAATCTGCGTGACGCGTTCCACATCCCCCGAATAGAGGAGACAACCGCGTAACGTGAAGTACCATGCCGCCGAACGGGCCGCGTGTCGCTCTTGCGTCAATAGTTCCGGAGTGCTCACAAGGTCAAGCTTTAGCGCCGTACCGCATTTGGTGTAGTTCTCACGACCAGTGATTTGCAGCAGGCCACGACCGCGATATTTCCAGCCGTCACCCTGGCTGTTATTCCCCATGCGGTCACCGTAAACCAGATTGGCTATTTGTGGCTGGTGAGCGACCTGTTTACCATCAACACGCCCCAGCATTTCACACTGATACGATGTCAGGCGATTACCGAAGGTTTTCTTCAGCCCTTCAACCGAGTAGTTAAAACTCTCGGCCAACGAAGTAAAGCCAGCAGACTCATGCCCGACTTGTGCAATGAACATAGCCTGATCATTAACCGCTGTAATTCCAAACTCTTTCATTGCCGCGTCAATGTGCGGAAACCAGCGTGCAGAAAGCCCGGCGCTGATACCAGCCGCCTGCTGAAATTGTGATTGGTTCATTATTGCCTCAGATGATCAACCAGGCGTGCCACGTTGCCTCTGACGGCGACCAGCACGGACAGGAAAATAATGTTGGCCCCGATAGTGGCCCACGATGAATAAGGGTAGATACCGCACAGATACGCCAGCGGTACGGCGCTATAAATGACCGTAAGCAGCCAGGCTAAGCGAGATATCCACGGTCGATGTCTGGAGTCACCGCGACGGTAAAACATCAGGGTCAGCACTACCCCAGCGCAAAGAAGCGCATTGATTGTTGCCGATGGGTCATTTAGTACCACCTGAACCTCCCCGGCGCGTTATCAGCGCCACCAGCGAGCCGACATCCTGGTTGTTCAGGAACGTCAGGATTTTGACAGCTAAAGCCGAAACGATTACGGCACCGATGGCATCCAGAGGCTTATCACTGTAACCAGTCCAGTCAGCCAGCTTTGAACCCACCAGCCCTGAGCAGATGATCCCGGCGATGTAGGACACGACAAAATACGCCAGCCGACGCGTTGCACTAAGGTCCGCAGCTGTTGCAATGTAAAATACAGCTCCGGCAAATGCGCCAAACACCACGCCGTAATCGGTTCCGGACAGAAATCCATAGACGCTAGCTCCCGTCAGGACACCACCAGCCAGCCCAGTACCGGAAATCGGATCGGACATTTAGCCCCCTCTTTATTGCTGTGAGTCCTCTCAGAACGAGGGGAATAAAAAAGGCCACCATCTGGTGACCTTCGTTAATTTTGAGTTGTTACAACGATCTAATCTCTTTCGATAAACAGTCCAACATTTTATTAGCCTCCTTATCAAAATTATGACCAGCGTTTAGAATTATATTCTTCGCCAATTTCTTATCGTCAACTTCACCTGACTGTATTTTGAAGAAAACAGAATTGGCTGGTTTCAGCAATTTTCTAGATTCATCAAACATAACGCTAATCTCAGGAAAATAAACACCAGAGATTAAAATAATTCTATCACCAACTCCTTTATACTCAGGGTTTTTACTGAGAATTTCGTCTGATTTATCGCCAATGTCCTCAGATTTAAAACACCCATCAATACAATTTATCCAGCTCATATGATTGGCAAAAAGCAATTTTTTATAAAGTATTAATGCCTCATAAAGCTGTTCACCCTTTTCAATTTTCCTTCTATTTCTTTCTGAGCGCCACTCATGCGACTGCCTACTACTGTTCTGGAGGTAACTTGTAAGAGAAGTTATCAATGTACCCACAAAAATCCCCAAAGCAGCAATTAATGCAACATTTTCTTTAGTCAGTTCCATACTATCACCATAAAAAAACCCCACCGAGGTGAGGTTATCATAGTGATCGATAGTTATACAAAGCCCATCATTGATGTCAAATATACACAAATACGGCAACATTGCAAACATCATGACGCTAAATTACGCGATATTTATCACATCTTCACTTTTAGTCACCCGATTCAGTTGAGAGCTTGAATAACTCTCCTCCTGGAAACATTTGGTCACCAGGCTTTCATAGAATGGTTTCCAGCTATAACGCCACGTTCGGTCAGGCAGACTCGGCAACTCAGAAAAAACACCTCGATAGGCAACCGATGATTTTGGCCTGCTGTATCCCCGCCCTTCGCAGCGCTTACATTCTTTGTAAACTGGTACGCCCTGCAGTTCTGTCGCTTTACGGTCAACCGTCTTGCCAGTTCCGCCACACTGGCATCGCTTACTTAACTTTCCGGTACCATGGCATCGCGAACATAAACTTTGCTCGGAGTCAGTTACTTCTCGCTTTACCTCAAAGTCAGATGGTGACTGTCTCAGGTCTTTTGCCCATTGTGGCAATCGCATTGTGTAATGGCTTTTAGTCACGGTTTTAGTGGTTGTAAGCAACCCTTTACCACTACATTTTGGGCATGCCACACAATCAGCTGCTGATGAGGAATAATCGTTATAGGCAAACCGGGCAAGGATACGCATGCAGAGGGGAAACTTTTTCCCTGATGCTTTGCGAATGGCCATGGGCGCATGCTCTTTCGCGTACTCAGTTAGCCAGGTTATTGACGCCTCTCTGTCCTGGCTGCTGATACCAGCTTTACCTAAAAACATTGCCAGCCCGATCCCCGCATCGGCCTGAGTCATCCCCAATGCAGCCATTACATCAGTAACCGTCAGTTGTTCACTGGCTGTCGCTCTACTGGTATCTGATATGTGCATGCCTTTAGGCGCAAAAAACTTTAAAACATTGTCCAGATTCATACGGTCTCCATACTTCTTAAGCTTTCGCAATTACGCCGATCGCCAGCGCCCGATCCATAAAACGCAGTAGCAGCTCAAGCTGCGTACCATGCTTCTGCTCGAATGCTGGTACATCGGCGTGTAACTCGTCGTGGCACTCTCTGCACAGAGGGATCACGAAGAGGTCATGGGCTTTTGTTGCTGTACCACCCATACCGTGCCCTACGATATGGTGCGGATCATCTGCTGGCCGTCGGCAACACTCACAGGGTTGTGTTTTAACCCAGCGGGTGTACGTCTCATTTATCCAGCGGCGACGTTTTGGCCTGAGCATAAAAGACTCTGGCGACTCCGGATCAACAGAGAGCGTGAGGATCTTCTTCGCCTTCTCCTGCACAAGTCTGGTTGCTGACGAGGAAGGCACTATGTCGCTTTCCCTCATGACAGAACGGATCTTCTCATCCGGAAGGCGCAACCCTTTGTGCGCAACGCTTTCCGGAATAACATCAGCCAGGTCGTTTCTGACCATCCACCAGCACAGTTCAGGAAGCGTCAGGATATGCGACTCGGGAAAACCAGAATCACGCCGAATGACTTCCAGAATCCAGGATACCAGGTTTCCGGCCGCTATACCTGCAAGCTGTTCGGTATGCTGCCCCGACAAAGTGTGATCGCAATGCCAGCACAGGCGAATACTTCCTGGTGGGTGCCGCATTGTTGTGAAGTTCTTGTCGTGCCACGTTGAATGTGGCCACTGGCATTCAAACCGATTACTCAACCATTGCTCAAGGGAAGGAAGCCCACCGGCACGCTGAATAACCCTCTCATTCTCGAAGACCTGACGCATTACCGGATCATCAGCTAGCGGCTGAATGGCTGCCGGAACAGCCCCGGTACTGAATGACGCCATTTCTTCTGGTTCAGGCTCGAGCAGAACGCGACCACGCATGAAGAGGTGCATCAGTTCCGTACCGGGACGGAACAGCACAATCCCCATACGATGGGCGATCTCGGGGGTAAGCAGAGCTCTCACGCGACCTGCCCCCTGGCAATGTGTTCTGCCCACAGTCCACCAATCCAGCGCACGCCTTTCGCCGTGAAACGTGCCTGGCTGAATGCATGATTTGAGGTTACGGATGTGCCGGTTTTCATTTCAAAACGGCCCGCATCAATATGCTGATGCCGTGGGGTCATCGTTCCGCCAAGGCGATACATGATGTCGTTCTCAAGGAGGAATAACCGCAGATCTGGCTCTTTGGCCTTAAGCAGTTTTGCCACCTGGCGGAATGACATTGACCCACTGGCTGTACAGTACCGATCAACAAACGCTACCTTCGGCGCAGCGGCAGCCAGTTCGTTAGTCAACTGTTGTTTTTGTTCTGCAAGGTCAGCTGCAAGACGTAGGGCTTCAGAGAATGATTGAGGAATCGTCTGCTGCTGTGCCTGCTCAAGCTCCTGCCAGCGATCAACCAGACGCGCGGTAAACTCCGGCGACAGCTGCGCGACAACGATATAACTGTCCCGCTTCCCTATCAGATAAACCGATACCGACTGATTGAGGTGATTTTTAACTTCCCCCATTGGGGGGAGTTCAATAACACCGCGCTCTGCCAGGCGTTCAATGGACCGTTTAACATGGTCATGTCGTGATTCCACCAGCTCAGCAATATCGCTGCTGGACATGGTTAATGCTGTTGTTGCTAATTGGCTCATACTTTTCTCCATATCAGGCGGCTGCACCCGCCGGTTCATATCTGCTGATCGTTATCTCTACCCGACCTTTCGGCACTACGGGTCCCCATTCCACCAGCATGCGCTTAATCTGGCTGTCGTCTTCCCAGACACCCGCATGCGTCAGCGCGTCAAACAGGGCTTTGTTGTAATTATCGATATCCCGGCGGCGCGCATCTGGCGGGTACAGAGTGATTTCTACCGCAGCCAGTTCAGTCGATGGCTTCGGGAGACGTCGTAATTGCTCAATGATCGCCACGCAGGCAGCGCTCTGGTATTTACGGCCATCAGCGCTAATGAGGTGACGACCGGCCAGCGGCCCCTTGTTAGGGGCGCGCCAGTAAGTGTTCACGCTCGGAGGAAAAGGCAGGATCAGTTTCACGCGGCCTCTCCCCGCATATTGCGAACAAGTTCAGAAGCGGCAGTAATGATTTCGCTGGTGGCCGTTCGTTCCAGCCAGAGTTGATTGATGTTGGCTTTCAGCTTGTTCTGCTGTGATTCATCCAACATGTCAGCGCCATCTACCTGGTTGAACACAATCCCAACCTCCAGTGGCCAGATACGGGACTCGGGAAGCGGATCCGCTACTGGTTTAGCTTTCTCACGGATGTGCATGCGGATCTGGCGAATATTGGACCATCTGGAAACATCCAGGCTTCCCATGGCTGCAATGAAATCAGTGCTGTTCATGCCATATTCACCGGATGCTTCAAGGGCAACAGTGCGAATACGTTCCGACATATCCAGGCGCACTGCAGCGTCATCGAATTCAATCGACAACAACCACTCATCCACACCGAACAAAATACTCTCACGAATAAGCAGCTTCGCTTTGTCGATCGTTAATGGTGATACCTGAGTGAATTCCGGTGCTTCAACAGAATCCGCCGCCCAGGTATGCCCAAACTTCGATTCACTGAATGTGTATTCTTCTTTATCGCCAAACGCAGCTCTAACGCATGCCCACGCCTCGACGCCGCTGACATCAAAAATATCTTTCTGAGTGAGTGGCAACTCAGCTTCTGGCTTATCAGCTGCAGGAGGTGTGGCAGTTGCAGGTTGAGACTTGCTGGCAGCAAATTGCGCCAAAGTCATAAACGCCCGCCCTTTTGCCTCCAGTTCTGTGCGGTTGATATAGCTGAACCGCTCACCACGCCACGACTTATCGAATACAGCTATGGCACCGGCAAAAAACGCGCTGGTGGGTTTCTGTTTTTCGTCAGCAGGTACAAACCACACAGGCAGATCGAACCCAATACGACCACGAATGAATACAATGTGATCGGCATCTTCTGGCCACCACGTTTCACTCGGCGCGGCTTTTATCAGGAATACATAGCGACCGCCCTTCTCGCGCTGGGCTGCTGCGTAGTTCATGATATGCGTCATGCCGGTGATCGCCTGCTTCTCGTGGTACTGCGAACGGCTATACGGAGGGTTGCCATAACCAGCGCCGCCCAGTTCTGCCAGACGTTCAGACCAGTGCTGTGTCAGCGCGTTATCTTCGGCGGTGTACCATGCTGGGCACTTCGCGTTGTCGTCGTCAGCAAACAAGTCCAGAACTAATGGACCAAATAGCGCGTTGATCCCCCAAAAAAGCAGATCCGGTGTCCGCCACTGATCGCCAACTTCTTTCAATTCGTGAGCTGGTTTGCTACGCAGTGCCGCCAGCACCTGGCAATATTTATTGGTCATCATGAACGGAACCCCGAATTTTCTGGCAGTGAGTAATCAACACTCTGGAAGTTTGCGCGGCTGGCTGAGTTAGTCTCCCATTTGCCGTTAACGCGTTCAGGCCGGCCAGCACTGGACCATTTGGTCGCGCTTTGCAGGTAACCAGGGAAGTTTTTTGGAATGAACAGAGTTGCCGGGCGGAGGTATTGCGCCTGCTCGCTATCACGCCAATCGGCATTTTTGTAATCCACTACCAGGCACAGGTCATCAACCGTGAATTGTTCCCGAAGACGGGCGCGAATATTCTCCAGCGACGTACTGCATACCTGGTAGCGTGAGCCAGTTGTCTGGTTCAGGTAAGACAAGACCTGTCTGGCCTGATCAGTAATCACAACCTCAGGGTCGGGTTGCGCCGCAACCGGACAAGAGGGTTTTGAAGTTACTTGTGGATCTTGTTTTGATTTTACTGACGGATCCCCGCCAGATTCTGACGGGTCAAAACCATCGTTTTTGCCAGATTTCGACGGGTCAGTTTTTGAGGCGTCAAATTTTGATGCGTCAGATTTTGACGTGTCAGAATCTGACAGTTGAGAAAATGCGGCAGTCTGAAGTTTCGCCACATTCAGCCGATACACGTTCGAAGCATTACGGTTACCATTACGGCGCTGTGTACGTGTGAGCCAGCCATCTTTTTCAAGCTTTGCGATTGCCGTTCTGATAGTGCTCGGGCCTGCGCCAAGCTGGCGAGCAATAGTTTCAATTGACGGCCAGCACACACCTTCATCGCTGCTGAAGTCAGCAAGGCGAGCCATGATCGCAACACTGGACAACTTCATGCCCGACGCTGCGCAACCATCCCATACGTAGCCGGTTAATTTAGTGCTCATGATCGTCCGTTATCTCCCTGAACTTTTGCCTGAAATGCTCAAGTGGGCTGAAGCATTCGTGTGGATAGCCATCTCGCAGGTAGATAACGCGCTGTGTTTCTGGCTCCCAGCGGATAACACGGACTGGCACTCCGCGGTGATCTTTGAACCTTCGGTTAAGTTCGCGCACAGGCGTTTTGCCCTCCGATAGTAGACCCCCACAATTACGGCAGCCTGGCTGTGGTTACATGACACCCAGCGATTTGATACTTTGCATTCATACCGAAACAGCGGAAGACCCGGCACCGGGATCATTCGTAGTTGCGGTAAGTGAGGATTTACGATTAAATTGCTCATGCGGATTATTTCTCCATACTCGAAGAGTTGTTCGCCAAGGCGCCCGGAGCTGCACACTCGCGGGCGTCACTCTTTTCAGCGACACAAAAAACTCGGTAAAGCAGCGTGACGTGCTCCTGAAACTTCGCGATCACCTGGTAGCTGTTCTCCTCTATCTGAGCACGCTCATCTGCGTCAATCACCCCATCAGCAGTAGCCTTTCGCACAAAGGTAGAATGACGACCAATCCATTCAATGGACTCCATCAGGCGCTGGTTAATATCGGCGTTATCCAAATCATCAACATCTGCCAGCGGTACGAATACGCCTTGAGAATGGCGCGCAACGGCATCAGCAATATGAGTCGAACCACCAGCACGCTGTAGAACCATCGCCCAACCCAACGGGAATATCTGATCGCCCTCAGTGCGGAGACGGTTGAACAACCCGTTCTCTGAAGTTCCTAACCATTCCGCGGCCTCGGCATACCCACCAGGAAGGTCGGTAATGGTTTTTTTTATTGCGACCACCAGCCAGGCTGGCTGACGTTCGACTTTCCAACTAGGTTCATTACCCACGGCTAACCCCCTTGTCTCTGTGGTTACTGCTTGTGTTGAGAATTGTTAAGTTTGCTGTAGAGAGAAGCGTCGTATTTCAACTTCCCGTTCGTAATTCTTTCAATGTAAAGAGCCTGTTTTTCTGGGATTACTTCACCCCATTGACATACGGCACTGTGAGTTACCCCTAAGGCAACTGCGGTTTTAGAAATGCCGCCGTAGTAGTCGACGACTGTCCCTTTATGCATGGTTTGAATCCTCTTTAGTTAGCATTCTTACATCGTATATGGACAGCATACTTACGTCAATAAAATGTAAGATTGCTAACGTACATTCCGAGGAGATTTTATGGATACCGTTGGCAGCAGACTGAGATTTAGAAGAAAGCAGAAAAAACTTACCCAGCGCGATGTGGCTGAGTGGGCAGGAGTAAGCGCGTCTGCTGTGACCCAGTGGGAAAGTGATTTAACAAAACTTTCTGGTGAGAACTTGATATTGGTGTGTAAATGCCTTCAGTGCTCGCCAGAATGGTTGGTTTTTGGTTCAGGCGATATCGAAAATGGCATTAACATCAACTTGATGTCTGCCAGAGAGGTCCCTCTCATATCATGGGTGCAAGCTGGTAATTGGACGGAAGTAATTGGAAATCCTAATAATGAACAAGTGAAAACCACTCGAAAACTTTCTGATTCCGCCTTTGCTTTGAGGGTTAAGGGAGATTCAATGACTTCTAGCCAGGAGTTGAGTATTCCTGAAGGTTCTATTGTTATTGTTGAACCAGAGTTCGGCTTCGTGGATGAGGCAAACGGTAAAATTGTCGTTGCTCAAACGGTATCTGGTGGTGAGGCAACTTTAAAAAAGCTGGCGATAGACCCACCGTTTTCGTACCTAATCCCACTGAATCCTGCGTTTAAACCCATTGAGGTGAATCAAGAGACCAATCTAATTGGGATAGTTAAACAAATTATCATTGACCTTTAGCCCCTCTGGTTCCTACAAGCCCGCTGATCATGCGGGCTTTTTTATGCCTGTGAAAATATAGTAAGCAAACTTACAAAATAGACTTGACTGTAAATGTAAGATGTCTAATATTAAATCCATCAGCAACGAACATTGTGGGCATCAGGAATGAAGATAGAGTTGGTTGTTAACGGGAAAATTACTGCTGAGTGCAGTGATGAATCGGAGTTTCTGGCATTCAATGCTGCCGTTTTTAGCGCTCTATCGGACATGCAACTTACCCTTCATTCCGAACGAAGGGCTCGTTCAAAATCTAAAATGGCGGCCTTCAATGAGAAGTTTTTTAAAACGGATCCCACGGGTCGCAATTAAGAGAATCAAGAAGCTTAATGGTTTGATAGGTGATGGCTTCCTGTTTAACAGTGTTTTCTGGGCTTGACAGTTGATCGCGCAATAATTGTATTTGGTTATGCAGGTCATCTGATAGTGGGCCCTCATTAGCACATATTGCAGCTGAAATGGTCTTAATCGCAGCTTCAATAGCAGTGAGTCTTAACTCAATAATATCGTTATTCATAGGTTTATCTTCTTGGCTGTGTGAGAACTCCAAGAATACCACTGAGCCTGATGTGGTGAAAAGACAGGCAGCAGTTGCAGTACGGCATATGGCACATGTGCCGCAGCAGTCCGGGGATTCCTTGCAAGACATATCCAGATCCAGCGGGTAGCCGGAATATGCAAGCCAGGCGTGTACGGCAGCCAGAGACGTTTCACCAGCGTGGCGATCAGGTGTGACACCTCGGAAGAGACGAGTCCATAACCAAAAGAGCGCTGGCATGCAAAAAACATCTCGCAGCCGTTGCAGTACCAAAAGCCAGGATGGGGCGGCAGAACGCGGTAGTGCTCTTTTTGATGTGGTAAACCCGTAGTAGCTGTACCAGATGCTGTGTGTAGTCTTGGCGGTACCAGGGTCTTCAACCTTATGCAAGGGGGACGAAGATAATGTTCTACCTCGGTACCGCCCTTTTTACACAACAGACAAGGGCATCACCGGGCGACGGGCTCATAACCCAATCCACCCGGGCAAAAAGAAAGCGGTCTCTCAAGCCGCCAACCAATGCAGGTGCCCTTCTCTGTTGTGTATGGAGAAAGTTCGGCGGTGGCAGCCGCCTTAACGAGGGTAAAACCATGAGTAATGACCGCATGACCGTAGTGCCAGATTTTCTTGGCGAACTGGATGCCGGCGTGTTCATGAACAAAATCGCGGCAGCACTTAATACCACCGCGCTTGGCGTTCTGAACAACGGCAACAAAGGCAAAGTAGTCCTCACCTTTGATTTTGAGCGCATGGGTAATTCCGTTGAAGAGAAGCGCGTGAAGATCAAGCACAAGCTGAACTACAGCACCCCGACACCTCGTGGTAAAGCCTCCGAAGAGGACACAACCGAAACCCCTATGTGGGTCAACAAAGGCGGGAAGCTCACCATACTGCAGGAAGATCAGGGGCAACTATTCGGGATCACCGGCGCGGTGGATGGAAAGCTTAAAGCGGCTCAGTGATCCGCAGCAACAAACTCACTGATACCACTTCGAACATCAGCAATTAAGGAATTTTTATGTCTCAGTTAGACAGCGGCACCTTCAAGCAGGTCAAAGACCTGGTTCTTTCCGGTTATCACCTGGATGATATTCAGGACCTGGCTTGCCCGACCGCATTACTGCCAGAGGGTACTGGCGTTGAAAGCCTCGAGCGTTTTTCTCTGGAGCGTTTCCGCTTTCGTGGCGCAATGACCACAACCAGTATTGACGACTTCGCCCGTTATTCTAAAGGTTATGCCAGCGCCAGCGAGCCAGCTCGTTGCTTCATTGACGCTGACAACATGACCGCCCGTTCAGTGTTCAACATCGGCACCCTGGATAATCCAGGTCACGCCGATAACGTTGCTTCAATCACCCTGAAGAAAACCGCCCCGTTCCGAGCGTTACTGCAGATCGATGGTCAACGCCTGAAGCAAAAGCAAATCGCGGAATGGCTGGAAGACTGGAGCGATTACCTGCTGGCGTTTGATGCTGATGGCAATACGATGCAGATTTCACAGGCGGCTCAGGCTGTGCGTCGTATCACTATTCAGCAAGCAACACAGCAGGACCATGAAACTGGTGATTTCGCTGGTAAAAAATCTCTGATGCAAAGCGTTGAAGCAAGCAGCAAAGACGTAATGCCTGTGGCGTTCGAGTTCAAATGTGTGCCGTATGAAGGTCTGGGTGAACGCCGCTTTAGCTTGCGTAACAGCCTGCTGACCAGCGATGAACCCTGCTTTGTTCTGCGCATCGTCCAACTTGAAGCCCAGGAAGAAGAGATCGCCAACGAATTCCGCGATTTGCTGATCAGCAAGTTCGAAGGTGAATCAGTGGAAACTTTCATCGGTAACTTTAAAGCCTAATTGCTCTGCATTAAATCCCCGGCGCCGCGGGGATTTATTGAAGCGTAATTCCATTAATTATCGCCAACCGGCGAGGGATTCGTACAACCAAAATCTGCGCGGTGCAGCGCGCCAATATGGGGAAAACCATGAGCTACATTCAGACATTATCCGGCAAACATTTTAATTACCTCGATATCCAACAGGACGATATCGTGATCGAGGATATTGCTACCGCTTTGTCTCATATCTGCCGTTTTGCAGGGCATCTTCCTGAGTTTTATAGCGTCGGCCAGCATAGCGTTTTAACCAGCCACCTCGTTCCGCAGGAGTTTGCATTAGAAGCACTGCTTCATGATGCCGCCGAAGCCTACCTGCAGGATATCCCCTCGCCTCTTAAGCGCCTGCTACCGGATTACCAGGCGATCGAAGCTCGCGTAGACGCTGCTATTCGCCAGAAATTTGGCCTACCGACGGAACAACACCCAACTGTGAAATATGCCGACCTGGTGATGCTTGCCAGCGAACGCCGAGATTTTGAGATTGACGAAGGTTCCATTTGGCCATGCCTCGAGGGAGTTGTCCCAACGGATTTATTCATTATCAACCCAGTTCGTCCTGGCCAGTCATACGGCATGTTCATCAATCGCTTTAACGAGTTGATGGAGCAGCGCCAATGCGCCGCATGAAGGTAAAAGAACTCGTAGCGGAGGCGTTTGCCTCCGTTGCTGAATTGCCACCAAAACATGCGCCGCTTATGCGCGAAGTCGCCACCAGACTGGACGCTACGTTCGCAGCATTAAAAGAGTCTCTGGTGCAACTGGAACAGGAACGTAAAGGTAAAACGCCATGACCGTATTTGAATATCTCCAGGCTCATCCGAATACCACCAGCGGTGAAATCGCCAAAGGTATGAACAAAAAGACACCCGCGGTCGCCGGAGCATTATCTCAGCTCTATGGCACCGGCCGGATCGTGAAGTCTGGTGTTCGCAAGGGCATTCCAACATACCGCATTAACGATATGCCGTTTGGTTGCAGTAACAGCCTAACCATGATGTTTAACCAGCTATTGAATAGGGCCAGACAGGGAGCAGCCCAATGACAGCACTCAACAAACAGGCGCTGCGTGAAGCGGCGCAGGAAGAAATAATGCTCCGCTCTGTCAGTGATACCTCTGACGCCTGGCAGGATGAAGCAAGCCCGGAAGCTGTGCTGGCGCTGCTGGATGAGTTGGAAACCGCAGAGAAGCGAAACGCTGAATTACAAAGTGAGAATGCATACATCCGCAACCGGAACAAAGAACTGGACCTGTTAATTGGGAAAAACATTCTGGTCATGCAGGCTGCAATTATCGAATGGCAGGCAACTGGCGACGCTAAGAATGGGCTGGCATGGATTTATAACACGCTGTTTGGACCTGGCGAATTGCCTGACGAATCTGAGAAAGATGCTCAGGCCTACTTTGACCGCAAATATGCACCGATTGACGAAGAGCTTATGGCGCTTCACAAGTGGTTTTGGGAACAAAGTGAGGCCGAACGTGCCGCCGCTGGCATTGGCGTAAAGGGGGAATGAGATGGATAAATTTACGAAAGAGCAACAGGTGCAAGCAGTTTACGATTTAAAGGTTGGTTACACCCTGGGGCATGCTGATATTGCAATGCTGAAATCAATGGCCCGCCAACTACTCGCCAGCATGGAGCAGGAGCCTATGGCTTGGGTGACTATGCAGAAGGAATTTTGCGATGATGAACGCACGGCAATAACCAATCGGGTTGACGCAGATCGCTACAGCATTAGTTGCTATGATCTGACGCCACTCTACGCAGCACCACAGTTACCGCATCCAGCGGTACCGGATGAAATTGACGTTAATGACCCTGCACTCGACACGCATAGAAAATGGATGGCAGAGGGCTGGAATCGTTGCCGCGCCGCCATGCTTCAGGGTAGCCAACCTGTAAGTAAGCGCGAACAGGTTCGCCGTGAACACGCTGAATGGTCAGATAAGACTTTCGGCGATGTTGGTCCCGTTGGCCCGTTTAAACACCTGTCGAAAGAGGCGCTGGAAGCTGCCGCAGAACCTGACGACCTCAGCGAGTGGGCTGACATGCAGTTCCTGTTATGGGACGCCCAGCGGCGCGCCGGTATCAGTGACGGTGAAATCACAGCTGCGATGGAAGAAAAGCTGAAAGTGAACATGGCGCGCCAGTGGCCTGAGCCGAAAGACGGGGAACCTCGATTGCATATCAAAGAACAGTCAGAGCAGGAGAAAAAATAAGAATGTTTAGCCTGATTCGGCGCGGTCAAATCTACACGGACAGTAGCAACTGGCCCGTAATTATCCATAGCTGTAGCGATCACTCGGTCCGAATCAAACGCAATGATGGCGGGCTGAGAACGATTAGCATCAAACGCTTTAACGAAGATTTTGAACGAGTGGAACATGATGAGTATCGCAAAATATGTGCCGAAATAGAGCAGGAAACAAACCTGAAAAACCTACGTGCGATGCGTCGCGGCAAGATTACTGAATAGCCAAACAGGAGAATATTTAACGTGAACAACTTAATGATCGACCTTGAAACTATGGGCAAAAAGTCGAATGCCCCTATTGTCTCCATTGGTGCCGTGTTCTTCGATCCGCAAAGCGGTGAACTGGGTCAGGAGTTTTACACCGCCGTTAACCTTGAAAGCGCTATGGAGCAGGGAGCGGTGCCAGATGGTGACACTATTCTGTGGTGGTTAAGACAAAGCTCAGAAGCACGATCAGCAATCTGTGTTGATGATGCGATGCCGATATCGTCTGCCCTATCTGAACTGAGCCATTTCATTAACCGACATTCTGATAACCCGAAATATTTAAAAGTTTGGGGCAATGGAGCTACTTTCGACAACGTTATATTGCGCGGCGCATATGAGCGCGCCGGCCAGGTTTGCCCGTGGCAATTTTGGAACGATCACGACGTCAGAACCATCGTCACATTAGGCAGAGTTGTGGGTTTCGATCCTAAGCGAGATATGCCATTCGATGGGGTTGCACATAACGCACTGGCCGATGCCCGCCACCAGGCCAAATACGTTTCAGCAATTTGGCAACGTCTACTGCCCCACCAGCAATAATTTATAAATATGAAAGCCCGGGTGCAGCCGGGCTGTATGGAGAATCTGTCATGGCAAAACTAATGAAGGCGAGTCAGTGGGGTAAACGCGAATTTACCAAAGACTCGATCCCGGATAATCGAACCATTAAACGTTGGGTTGAAAACGGACTTCTCACAGGCAAAATCGTAGACGGATCTGTTTGGGTCTGCGAGTCTGAAAAATGGGGGGTCGACTCAATGGTTAATCATACGGTTCGCCAGCTTATCAGTGAGGGTTAACCATGGCAGCCAGGCCAAGAAAAAGAGAATACCGCCATCTACCCGAATATCTAATATTCGATAAAGATCGCGGCGTTTATAAATTTACGCTTATAACTGGGAAAAAAAAGAATATCGGTAAAGACAGGGCTGTAGCGATCGCTATAGCCCGTGAATACAACCTCAGAATGAGGCCTACAAATGTACCATCAGTAGAAATACTTGTCCGTGAATCTGGCGGTGTAACGGGGGAGGCAAAACCATTTGCTGAACACGTAGATCATATTATGGAGCGGGCGATTGAGAATGAGCGCCCTTCACAGAATACACTCGACGATTGGAACAACGATGCTCTGAGGGTAAAAGAATTCTTCATCAGCATACCAGCTTGCGATATTGAGCTGGAGCATGTGAACGCCTATATAAACCACTACCATGCCGAAGCATCAGCAAACGTACAAAACAGGAAAGTCAGCTTTCTTAAAAAATTATTCTCCTATGCGGTCGATGAATCGCTAATGTTCGATAACCCGGCAACCCGTAAAAAAATGCGTAGGATAGAAGAGAAGAAACGCCAGCGCCTCTCACTTGATAACTTTAAAGCTATCAGGCGCGCAGCTGAACCATGGTTACGGACCGCGATGGATTTGGCATTGCAGACAACACACGCACGATTGGAGGTTTCACGGATCCGTTACTCCATAAGAGAGCCTAAAGACGGCATCTGCGGGTGTCTATGGTTAGCACAACCAGAAAACGGTATTTATGGGACGCTATACATCCACAGGCAGAAAGTGCAAAAAAAAGAGGCATCTCACGTTGCAATCCCGATTGGGGAAGAGTTGAAGCGGATAATTGACGATAGTCGAGATAATGTTGCCAGTCCGTTTGTCGTTCACAGAATCCCAGAACGGCAGGTTAAACGCAGCAAAGAGGTTTCACACCCTACTCAAGTTGCACCGGATTATTTAAGTCGGTCGTTTTCAGCTACGCGTGACATGCTAGGTTTATGCGACCATCTACCGATGGACGAAAGACCAACCTTTCACGAAATCAGAGCGCTGGCTGCGCATCTTTTCGATCAGCAGGGTATCGATCCACAAGGGCGAATGGCACATAGCGATGCGAAATCAACAAAGATCTACACGCAAAACCATATCGACTGGGTAGTAGTTCCTCATGGCGAGATTCAGACAGCATAAAAAAGGCACCAGTAGGTGCCTTTGTGATTTGCTCTCTTAGCAACGAACTAAGAAAGCCCAAGCCTCGTAGCCATATTCATGTGCATCAAGGACTTTTTGAGAGTTTCCACGAACCTTGCGGTAACGACAGAAGACCCAGCGAAACCCTTTCGGAGCCGCTTTTGAAACAATTGACTTCAAACCCATTCATAAACACCTCCTTACCGAGAGAGATTTTTTCCTTGAACCAACTCTCCCGAAGTGTTATTTTCGGGCTGCGTATTGAGAAGTTCACGGTGACGATGCCTCTTGGTTTCATCGCCTAGTTAAACCCTGATGGTTGGCGCCGTCAGGGTTTTTACTTTTTTAACAACTGCTTTTGATAATCAGCTGCATGTGCGGATACCCCGCATGCTTCAGCAATTTCTTCTACCGACATGTTCCGCAACAATGCTGAATGGCTATATGGCACGAGCAATTCCCCACTAAAACACTTTGCTTGCCACTCGCTACTTTCAAAAGCTCTAATTTCAACTCCTGGAGCAGCGCGAGCAAAAGCAATATTCTTATGCATCAGAAGATGCCCTATTTCATGGGCAACCGTCATACGGTCACGGCCATTTCCAGCATGGGCACCTTCATATACATCTTCGCGTAGAATAATTAGTGATTCCTGAGGCATAGTTAGCCCATGAGTGCCACCCATCTCCTTTTCAGAAGCTGTTTCAAACGAAAAGTTGGGTAAGATCTGCGGTAACGCGAACTCAAGCATTTCAATCACAGGAAAATACAAATCATGTATCTTCAGCATCGAGCGTAAATTATTAGTTAAACCGCGAACCGCGCTGCGGCTTAAAGGTGGCACTCGATAATCTTGTCCGCTCAAACAGAGCCTCCTACTTATTGTTTTTTAGTTAACAATTCACGTAGACGTTTAAACTCATCATCACTTAGCTCATCAAAGTTGCGTGCAAATGCCATCGCTACTTCACGAGCATTTTGATTCTTACCCGAAAGATTAATCTCAACAGATTGTTGAGAATCACGAGCTGCTTTCGCTAACTCATCCCCAGCATGAACGCCTTCATTAGTGAAATAATTAATGATGCTTTTCAATACAGGGTCAGTAACAGCCCGCTTTCCTGTTTCAATTGCTGAGAGGTAAGACGAGGTCACGCCCATAGCATCAGCCATGCTTTTCAGCGTGACACCGACGTCTATTCGTAATTTCCTAACTTTCTTACCAAACGGCGTTAACATATTTTTGCCTCTCTAATGTGCGTGAGAGCCGGATGTACTCGACTCTGGGAGCAAGATAACAAACCACAGACGATAAATCAACTAAATTTTGTTGATTTATCGTCTTTTAAAAGTTCATGCCTTTATACTTATAGTAGTTCATTTTCTTCTTACAAGATTGCCAGTTTATGCTGAAATGAATGGGGAGAAACCACCACCTAAGCCATTGAAGTATATAGAGCAGATTATGTCGAAAAAGCACTGTTTGTTTATACATGCAAATGGTACTTTGAACCAGCAATAGCGCGGCTCTCAGCGTTTTACAAGCGGCGTCATGGGGTGTCGGGGGTCGGAGGTTCAAATCCTCTCGTGCCGACCAAAAATCCCAAGAAAAAACCAACCCTTAC